TTTATGCCAAAATACTCCTGTATATTTTGATGATCCTAATTTCCTATCTTTACTATTGTTTTCTCTAATTTTTACTATTTGTATATTAGACAAAGCATTATTTAGTTTATTATTATCCTTATGATCAACTCTTAATTTATTAAGATTAGGAACATGTCCTAGAAATACAATTGCTAATAATTCATGGATTTGTTTTACTTTTTTCGAACCATTTTTCCAAAGATTTATATATAAATAACCATAGTTATTAATTTGAGATTTCAATAATTTCTCTTTACCAAATTTTAATGATTTAATATTACCTAAATCACTTATTTGATATATTCCTTCATAATTTGGTATATCTTTCCATTGTTCCATAATACTAAGTTTAAAACAGGCTTAACCTACCTGTAATGAGCATTTCTGCAAGTTAAATATGTCCACTTGTTGAAGGTGGAAGTTGTGTGCTTGGAAACTTAATCCACTACACTATATGCTACAACTCTAAGATTAATTTGAACAACTATTTGTGAATGTTTATCTTAACTGACTTTCACAGCCTTATCAATCTCAATATTACTATTGTATTGGTAGGTATTCACATCAAATCTTTCTTAGCATATTCTTAGGATAAATGCTATGTTAAAGGTCAAACTCCTTTAATCGTTCTTGAAGGGCTAATTTAAGAATCCAAGCCTGTTGTTTCGTTAAAAATAGATCACAATAACCCTTATTTTCATATCCTTTGACAGTTTCATTAGAACTGCCATTATCATGTGAAATAGAGATCATAATATCTTTACCAGTTTTCCTAGTACCTAAACAACTACTATAAACTAATAATGAGGATACGATTATTTCACAATCTGGTGTTTTTTCTGGAATATATGTCATATAATGCTATGTTATTTATTGATAAACGATAAATATTTGATGATTTTCAATACTTCTGATTAAGTTATGAGGGATATACACCATCTTATCAACACACAAAAACCTCATTTCCACACTAATTTCGCACTTTGAAATCCAAAGTGAATATAAAAACGAACTAATAACCAAAATAGCTAAGACTTGTAGCATTTGCAGTCACCTTTACATCACCATTCTCTACTTTGGAGAGATAAACTCCTTTATATATAGACTTAAAGTTAATGAACTCTTGTACTGTTAGTGTTATTGTCTTCATTTGATGTAAGGTTTAAGGTTAAAATGTCAATTATTGAAAATACACATCTTTGATTCTGAGCTATTTTGAGGGTTGAAGTTTAATTCTCCACCGTTCACTAATTCAACACAGTCATGTAAGATTTAATGAGAATATGTTAAATATTAAAATAATACAACTCTATGTTAATATAGAGTATTTGATTAACCCACCCTATGATGAATCCCCACCCACATACGCAAGTATGTAAAAAGAGGGATTTCTCCCTCCTTTATTACAGTGTGATTACTGCTGCAATTGTCACTACCACAAAGTACAATGTGATAATTGACCATAATTTGATGGTTCTCATAGTTATTGGGATTATTAGTTAACGATTTACTCTTCTCCGTCTGAGAAGAATATAGAAGGAAAAGGGACAATTAAGCCCCTGATCCTTGATCCCTTAAATGGAAGCTGCAAGCAAGCTCTCAACTTCTTTCGAAGTTAAACCTGCCGTTGATGCTTCTGCTTTCACCAATTTGGCTACTTCCAGGTCAATCAACTGAGGTTCTGCAAGTGCTTGAACAAGCTCTGTGCGTGTTTTAAACGCATTGTAGGCTTGCAAACGCTTAACCTCAACGAGTGTTCCGTCCTCTTTGGTCATTGGTTTACCATTCTCATCAAATGGATTGATGGTTTTTTCACCGCCAATAACATAGAACGGAAACTTAACGTCTTCGTTCTTTGCCCAACCAAGACCTTCCATTTGCTTCTTGTGAAGGAAGATTCTACCTTGATTTGCAGTGTAACCACTATAATTACCTGCTTCCGTAAAGCTACCGCTTTGAATAACGTACTTTTGCATAATTTTGCTGTTTTGTTTAATTTATTAAAAACTGACTTGTCTGTAACAAGTGACGGGGTAACCCACCAACCGCCTTTTTGTAGGAGGGGGTTCTAAGATGGAGTACCCTCCCTCATTATTCACATAAAAAATTTGGAAAATTAAAAAAATTCTAAAAAAATTTGGAAATATCAATTATATTGATTATGTTTGTGTCATGAAGAAAGTAATAAAATTTATTAAGGAGAACGGATTTACTTCCCTTTTACTTATTTTGGTATCTCTAGTGTTCCTTGTAAAGGGTAATTCTGGATTGGCTTTACTCTCTATTGGGGTATTTTTAGGCAGAAATTGGGAGATTATAAGAAACCTTTTAAAAGAAGGAATTGATAAAATAGAAGATAAATTAGGAATTTAATTAAATGAAAAATCTATCATTACATAGTTCACGACCTTATCAGCAACTCTCGTTGTTGGGTTCTGGGGCTATGTTTGATTGGTAATAATAATATTTGTTATTGGACAAAAGCCTCAGAGATAGTATCAAAGAGGCTTTTTTATTTTACAGGATTTGGGCGAGTTTGGTTGAAGCTATATGACTTGGAATCATATGAGGGCACACAGGTAGTGTCCTCCGGGGGTTCGAATCCCTCAATCCTGACATTGCAGAGTAGTATAAAGGTTATTACCTCAGACTTTGAATCTGTAGGATGTATGTTCGAATCATACCCCTGCATCATATGGTGATTGTATTTTAACGGTTAGAATACCTGACTGTGAATCAGGAGATGAAAGTTCGATTCTTTCCTTTCACCCAAAAATAAATAACTTAAGTATATATAAACCAGGTTAGTTCAGCGGAAGAATAGTGATCTACGAAATCACAGACACCTGTTCGAATCAGGTACTTGGTTCATAATGCCCCTGTGACATATGCAAACTGGCACAGCTACCAGATTTAGACTCTGGGTTTTTAGTGGTTCGAATCCACTCAGGGGTACTTTGCGCTCATGGTGAAAATGGCTGAGACACGACAGACTTAAAATCTGTTACGGATTAATGATCACATTATAGGTTCGACTCCTATTGGGCGCACATAAAGGAGAATTAAGCAGCTACATTGGAGTGGCGACTTGTCTTGAAAACAAGGTTTCGTTTACAACGGATGGGGGTCGGGTCCTCAGTTCTCCGCAATATAGAGAGTAAACCTACTAGGGTGGGCACATCCTGCTAAGATGATGGCTCAGGAAACTGAGTGTGGATCAGGGCCACTGCTCTCTGCATATCTCTAGGCTGTACTGATGGGGGAAGTACACTAGTCTGTAAAACTAGCACTATGAAACACAGTAGGTTCGAATCCTACCCTAGAGACAAAAATATTTGAGAAAAAACTTGCACAATTCAAATATTGTATTTATATTTGCAACTTATGAAAACAAATACCCTGATAGAAGACAAAACTGAAGCTGAGGAGATTTATGCTCCTGAGGCCAAACAGGTTGAGGCGTAACCCTTTCAAGGTTAAGGAACGAGTTCGAGTCTCGTCAGGAGTACTTTAAAACAATAACATGATGATGAATAATTGGTTTAATATTATAGATACCGCGTTTGCTACAAGAAATTGTGGTAAGGTGGGAATATTATATTGGAGCTAATTTAAGAATAATCAAATAGATTAAGGCTCCACCGAAAATGGGGCCTTTTTTGTTTTATGGGGCTGTGGCAGAATTGGCTATGCACTTCTTTTGCAAAGAAGATCAAGTGGGTTCGAAGCCCACCTGTCTCCACACTGGTTTACGGGGATGCTTGGTGTGTCCACCTACCTGTCACGCAGGATACAGCTCGGTTCAAATCCGAGGTAGACCGCATACGCTTGGAGAGCTTATATGGACAAGCAATCGGCTGTTAACCGAATGATATTAGGTTCGAATCCTAAACCAAGCGCAATATACACCTCAGGCTAAGGTAGCCAAACAGTCTCCAAAACTGAAGGACATTGTTCGATTCAATGGAGGTGTGCAGGTCCAGTTTCCGGTCTGGCGTGTAATATTAAAACTGGTTTATGCACTTTAAGCATAGGTGGCGATGCTACTGTCTTGTAAACAGAGGAGGCGCGGTTCGAGTCCGTGAAAGTGCTCATGGTATTAAGAAGACATAGGTAATTTCTATATTAAACTCCTGTAGTTTAACTGGAAAAACTATGCTCTTCTAAAGCATCGATCTGGGTTCAAATCCCAGTGGGAGTTCAAATCGGCCCTTAGCTCAATGGTAGAGCATCTCACTCATAATGAGAAGGTCAGCAGATCAGTACTGCTAGGGCCAACTGAAGTAGGTTAATTAACTTATAAATTATGGAAACAGATAAGAAGGAGGTTTATACCTCCAAAGCATTAAGGTGATGCTCTAGACTTTTAATCTAGAGAAGATGGGTCAGTACCATCTGGAGGTACTTTATAGTAGTATAGCTCAATGGTGGAGCAACTTCCTGATACGAAGGAGGATATAGGTTCGAGTCCTGTTACTACTACATAGCGAGCTGGAACGTTGGTTTTCCGACAGGTCTCATAAGCCTGATTGACAAGAGTTCGATTCTCTTCTTCGCTACTAAGGAACTATAACATAGATGGTCTATGTGCTCGCCTGAAGAGCGAGAAATCTTGGATCGTTACCAAGTGGTTCCACAATACCCAATTAGTATAACGGAAGTGCTTTTGTTTTACATGCAAAAAGAGGTGGTTCGATTCCATCATTGGGTACGTAATATATTATTAATTTGCAGAATACGCATAAATGGTGGTGCACTAGTCTTCCAAACTGGAAAAGAGTGAGTTCGATCCTCACATTCTGCACATAAGGTGGATTCGCCAAGTAGGTAAGGCTCTAATCTGCAAAATTAGCATCATGTGTTCGAATCACATATCCACCTCCTTTCTTAAATTAATCTCGCTGATTCTCAGCACATTATAAAATAATCAAACAAATTTATTGGATTTATCGAAAATTTACCCTTATTTTGAAGGGTGGTCGGGCGGGTTTAGATATACAGACTGCTTATCTGATAGGGTATGGGTTATAGATCCCATGTAGAGGATTACGGAGGGTTATTGATCAACACCCTAACAGTCTGTTAATATAATTAATGGGGATGGTGTGTCTAATTTAAAATAACTAAATATGAGTAAAAGTCAACAAAAAGCTTCTTTGAAGCGTAAATTACAAAGATGTAAGAAAAAACTAGAAGAACTGGAAGGTGAATTTTTTGAAAAGGGATGTGATGAATGTGAAGATATACAATACAGGATAGACGATTTATATAATAAAATAGATGAAGTAGAAAGAAACTTAGAAAAAATTTCAACATAATATGGCATTAATTTGAAATTATTTTTGTTAATTATAGAAATTATTGTATATTTGCACTTATGGAAGACCAACAACAACCAACTATATATCAGAAACTAAAAAAGAAAGAAAGTAATTCTCTTGATATAGCTTATACGTATTATTCTATTTTATCATCTATTAATAGAATAAAATTGACAGAAAGAGAAATTCAATTGATAGCCTTTGCTGCTATAAAAGGTAATATTTCATCATTTACCTACAAAGAAGAATTTTGTAAGTTATATAACTCTTCAGCTCCTACCATTAATAATATGGTTAGTAAGCTTAAAAAATTAGGGATTTTAATCAAAGAAAGTAATAAGGTTAAAGTAAATCCTAAGATATTACTAGATTTCGATAAAAATATAATTCTACAGGTAAATCTTTACAGAAATGGATAAACCAATATCTATGAGTACTAAAGACTATTTGGTTAGAGTAATGTCTTTAAAAACAAATATTCCAGTAAAAACAATAGATGCAATTGTTGTTCACCAAATGGAAGGAGCTTATGAAGCAACTAAGAAACACGATACTATTGAGATATCGGGTTTTGGTAAATTTATATTCAACGAATCGAAGGCTAAGAAAAAATGGGAGAAACACCTTTCAAAAGAAAGAGTTTTTAGAGAGATACTTGAGAAACCTGAATTAACAGAAGATCGAAGAAGAAGTATTAGTATGAAGTTAGAATCTACTTTAAAGTGGATGGAAGGAATAAAACCAAAAATAGAAAAATGTCAGCAATTGGAGAATACTTAAAGTTGATACCGGCAGGATTACCTAATTCAGCTAAAATTGTGGAAGCAGTTGTAAATAATGTTCAGTTAAAACTAAACAATTTACCTGATGATGAAAAGGATGAAATTATAAGAAGAAGAATTATTTGTCAGACTTGTCCTTTTATGAGCAAGAATGCGGTTTCCTCTAAAGAATTTAAAGAACTTGCTGGATATCAATATAAAACGCATAGGACGGATGATCACTGTTCATTCTGTGGTTGTGGAATAAATATGAGAACTTCAGGACTTGGTTCTAATTGTGGTATAGAAACCTGGAATAAAGATCATCCTAATAATAAAATACCTTTAAAATGGACTAAATATGGAAAAGGAATTCAGAATAAGAAAGATTGATCTAAAATCATTTATTGACATTCTAAATGATGTCTATGATAAAGGTGTTAATTTTATTGATCTATATGGCTCTAATGATGAAGATGGTGATACTATCGGATTATTCTTTTCTAAAGATTATATAGATGATGAATATTTACCAGATTTTGAAGAATATTTCACAGAAGAAAAAACTACATTAACAGATAAAGATATTAAAAACCTACTATGAGACAGATAGAATTCACCATACCCTTTATTCAGGTACTAGGAGCACTTATTGGAACTGAAGGAGTTTCTCCTGAAGTAAAAAAAGAAGCAAACGAACAACTTGAAAAACTTCTTAAATCCATTATAAAACCTTCATTAACAGAGATGTGTGCTCAATATAATGGACTATTAACTAAGGTATAAAATGAAAAAAATAAAACCAAACTATTATATTGAAATAATAGGTATTCTAATGGAACTTAAAAAAGAATACCCTAATTGTAATATAGGAAAACACATATCAACAGCTCTCGATGATTATGGAGATATATGGGGACTACCAGATAAAGAAGTACTTTACGCTTTTACTAAATATAAAGCAACATTAGAAATGGACGTTCATCGCGAAACAAACGATGAAGAACTTGAACAAATTATAAAAGATGGTATGAACTTGAAGGATATATCATCCCTAGATGATGATGAACTAAATGATTACTAATGGCTAAGAAGCAGACTTTTATAGATATAGAACTTAGTTGGGCAGAAGAGCAATTAAAAAGCTGGAGAGCTTATGTAGATGCAAACCCTATAAATGAACTAAAGGACCGTATAGAATGGAAATCTACAGCAAAAGGGGGGATGTTACCTATGGTGATTGCGTCTATTGAACAACAAGGTAAATTTATTCAAGAAACAATGAAAAATTATTTAGCTTTACTAAAAGAAGTAGATGCTATGAGAGAAAAAGAAGAAGTTAAAAAAGAGGCAAGAGGATCAGGAACAGTTCCTCATAGAATGCAGTAGGTTGGACATAATGTCCAACTAAATGTCCAACTATGGAAATTAAAACTACAGAATTTTTTTGTAATATGAAAAAACTCCCCCCTCCAGGGACAGAGGAGTTTCAACAACTTATTAATTGGGAAGAAGAGAAAATTAAAGGAGGGGTTAATATTAACGGTGTTCATATTTCTGGATGGTTATACTGGCATTTAAATCATTGGTGGATTCGTATAGATTCAAAAGATAAACATGGTAATATAGTACGTGAAGAATCCAGACCTAAGTTAAGAGATAATGAATGGATACGAGCAGAAGCACTTGAAAAATGTAGAGTGCAACAATTAGGCTATATGGAGATAGGTCTTCGTCAAGGTGGAAAAAGTGAGATGGAGGCTTCTTTTTTTGGTATGAATGCCATAATGTTTAAACTTACTCAAAATGTAATAGTATGTGGTAATGATAATGACCTATCTTTGTTAAAAGATAAAGTTGATTTCGGACTAAAAAAAGTATGGTCAGGTTTGAATATTCCTAGATTAGATAAAACATGGAGGTCTAATCAGATTAGATTAGGGTATAAGAAACCAGATGGGGAAGATGAAATATGGTCATATATAGTCATTAGAAATGCTAAAGATGGTCATAATACCGAAGTATCAGCGGGTACTACTGCTAAGTCTTTTATAATGGACGAAGTAGGGAAATATGCTTTTGCTCAAGCATTTGAAGCGGGCGTTCCTGCCATGAAGGGAGAATTTGGATGGAGAGCTATTCCTATATTAGTTGGTACTGGAGGAAGTTTCGATAATGGTAAAGATGCTGAAAACTTCTTTTTAAATCCGAGAGCGAATGATTTCTTACCTTTCAAAGACGAAGCTACTGGTAAGGAGACTTGTCTCTTCCTATCAGGAGTTTATAGACAAGACTGCAAAGAAAACACTACATTAGATAAATATTTAATAAAAGAAGGTAGACTACCTGAGGGTAATTATCCTGAATTATCTAAATTAGAAATAAAAGTTTCTAACAAAGAAAAAGCTTTAAAATTAATTGAAAAAGAGAGAGAGTCAGCTAGAAAAAATCCAGATGGTACAGTATACCTTAAAAAAGTCATGTATCACCCTCTTACGATAGAGGAATGTTTTCTTTCTAATTCTGATAATATTTTTGATATAGAGAGTGCTAAAAGGCAAAAAATAAGATTGTTAAATGAAGGTAGGAACGGTACACCTGTAATATTATATGCTGATGATACTGAGATTAAGCATGAATTTACAGATAAGTTACCAATATCTAATTTTCCTTTAAAACCAAATGATTCTAAAGATGCTCCAGTAGTTATATATGAATTCCCTATGGAGTCTCCTCCTTATGGTTTATATGTTGCGGGAGTTGACCCTTATAGACAAGGTAAATCAGAATATAGTTCTTCACTAGGTAGTGTGTTTATATATAAAAGAATGCACGAAATAACAGGAGATAAATATCAAGATATGTTTGTAGCCTCTTATTGTGCGAGACCTGATAAAAAAGAAAAATGGGAAGAACAAGCAAGACTTCTTATAAAATATTATAATGCAAGAACATTATGCGAAAATGATGAAATTTCCTTTATAGATTATATGATTGCAAAAGGAGATGCTCATTATCTAGAAAAACAACCCCAATGGTTAAAAGATATAGTACCTAATACTACTGTTTCCAGAGAATATGGAATACATAGATCTGCTGGTAAAATAAGGGATTTTCTTCATTCTTGTTTGAAAAAATACTTAGAAGAAGAATTAGTAATAGAAAGAGATGAAGAAGGTAATATAAAAAATCAAATATTAGGAGTTAAAAGAATTTTAGATCCTTTATTATTAGAAGAAATTATTCAATATAATGATGAGGAGGGTAATTATGATAGGGTTATTGCAGCAGAATTAGCCATCGCACTAGCTATGAAAATGGACCCTATATATGGAAAAGTAGGTTCGGATTCTGATGAAAGAGTTAAATCAATATACACTAGTAAGAATAAAAGACCTCCTTTATTTACAAGCACTCCGTCTACACTCAGAAATAAAAAAATTAAAATATTTAGATAAATGGCTATAATTAAGCACATTAAAGAGGATGCTAACAAGTATCCTTTTCATATACAGTTTCCCGATCAGTTTAAAACTGAAAAAGAGAAAGAAAATCCTGATTGGATTAAAGGAGCTATGGATTATTTCTCGAATAAAGGGTATGCAGAATATGTAAAAAATAGAGAAACCTTTGTTAAAAATTACGACCTTGTAAAAGGAATCCTCCATCAAGAGGACTTTTATATGGAAGAAGAAGTTAAGAGTTTTACAGAAATCCTTACGAAGGATATGGGTTTACCAGCATATGTAAAACATTATTCAATTATAACAACTCCATTAAATGAATTAGTTGGGGAACTTACTAAAAGACCTGATGATTATAAAGTAAAAGCATTTGATGATGATAGTAAATCTGAAGAATTAGATTATAAAACTCAATTGCTGAATGAATATATTTTAACGGAAGCAAGAATTAAAATACAAGAAACTTTAGCTTTACAAGGACAAGAAATAAGTGATGAAGAAATAGAACAATTAACCCTTGAGGAAGTTAAGGATGAAATTGAAAGTTATACATCAAAAGCTGAAAAATGGGGAAATCACATTCTCACTTGTCAAAAAGCTGATTTTAATATAAAGGAGATGAGCGAAGATGCTTTCAGAGATCTTTCCATCTCTGCAAGAGAGTATTATCATATATACGAAGATAATTCAAAATTAGGATATAATGTAGTTGTAGAGAATCCAAAAAATGTATGGCATCTTACAACACCCGATCGTAAGTTCACATCAGACCCTACAGGGAGAGCTAGAGGTGCATATGCTGCTGGTACTGTAAATGTAATGGAAATTTCTGAAATTATCGAAAATGTACCAGATCTCACAAAAGAAGAAATAGATCATTTAAGAAAAGGTGTAGAAAACTTTGGTCTTATAAATGTAAGGGAATCGAACTTATTTGATCCAAATGTAAAACCGGGATGGGACAGTGTAAAATATGACACATATGATCCATTAATACTTCAGGAAAGAGCAATGGCTGAAGCCAATATGAAGGACAACAATGATAGTCTTCAAGATTTCTTAGGTCTATCTTCTAATGTTTCAGCTTTCGGATATAAATATGTAGTGGTAAAAGCATACTGGATATCTAAAAAGAAAATAGGTAAAGTTATATACGAAGATGAACTAGGTAATGAACAAACTATTCTAGTAGATGAAAATTATAAATCAGGAACTATTCCTTCTGAAATATCTATAGAGTGGGGTTGGATAAATCAATGGTATCAAGGTATAAAAGTAGGACCAGATATTTATCATGTTAAACCACTCAAGATTCTTAATTACTGTCCTATTATAGGAGTAAACTTTGAGATAAAGAATACGGAGGCTAAGTCTATTATTGATATGATGAAGCCTTTTCAGGTTTTATATAACATATGTTTAAATCAACTTTATCAACTTCTTGAAAAAGAAATAGGTAACATTGCCAATATAAATATCAGGAGAATTCCTAAATTGAAAGATGGGGATGATCAAGATGCTGTAGATATGTGGATGTTAGAAGCTAAAGAAAGAGGTATCAGTTTTGATGATGACAGTCCTGAGAATACTAAAGCTCCAATGAGCAATACTACAATTGCTAAAAACATAGATCTTACAAGAAGTAATGAAATGACAGCCCGTATAAATATGGCTGATTGGTTAAAATCTCAATGTTGGGAACTTGTAGGTATGAATAGAGAAAGATTGGGTACATCAGCTCCATCTGCAACAGCAACAGCTACACAGTCTAATTTACAACAATCTTATGCTCAAACAGAACCCTTATTTGTAGCACATGAGTATGTATTAGGGCAATTATATCAAGCTATCATAGATGCTTCATTATATATAGAAAGTCATAAACCATTATCAACTCTTTCCTATATAAATTCTAAAGGTACCTCTGCTTTTGTGCAGGTAAATGGATCAGATCTTAAATTAAGAGATTTGAAGGTATTTCCTACTAATAGACCAGAAGACAAGAGGTTATTTGAAGAAATTCGTAGTTTAGCTCATCCATTACTTCAAAATGGAGGTTCTTTCCATGATGTAATAGCTCTTTATTCTACAGATTCTATTAGACAAATGGAAAAGGTCTTTAAAGTATTAAGAGACAAACAAGAGGAAATTATAGCTCAAAATCAACAAATAGAACAACAAAAGATAGATCAACAAGCTCAGATAGCACAAAAACAAGCTGAACAATTAGCTTACGAGAATGAACTAGACAGAGCACACGAATCTTATGAAAAAGAGCTGGATAGGGTAAATAAGAAAGAAGTTGCTATAATTTCAGCATTAGGTTTTGGTAAAGTAGAAGGAGAGGACTCTAACAGTAATGAAATACCAGATCTCTATGAAGCTAATAAACTATCCCTAGAAAAAGATAAGGTGACTAAAGCTCATCAATCTAAACTTTTAGATATTCAAAACAAGTATAAGTTATCAGAAGATAAGATGAAACTTGAAAGAGAGAAACTTCAGGTTGCTAGGGAGAATATGAACAATGACCTCCAAATCGCCAAAATTAACGCCAAAAACAGATCAAAACAGCAGAAGGCTAAACCTAAGAAAAAATGAAATTTGTAAAACCAACATTACTTTTTCATAAATTTAACTTACCTGTGTTTAAAGCAAATATATGGGTATTTGTGGGAAAAACAGTAAGAGAAGGTATTGATTATGCTGAGGATAAAACTTCGGAAACAATAGTTTTAGAAAGTGAGAAAAAATATATAAGAGCTTATACCTATGCTTATGAAACTGAAGAAGGTAGACGTAAATATATGTTGTTTTTTAAATATAATGCAAAACCTGGAGAAATAGCACATGAAGTAAAACATCTTATAAATATATTATTTTCTTGGCATGGTTATAAATTATCACTAAGTAATGATGAAATGGAGTGCTATTACTTAGAAAATATCATAGATAAAGCTCACAGAATAATCAATAAATATAATAAATCTTTAAAGAGAGCGAAAGTTAATGCTATATTATCGTGAAAAAAACCTATAAATGTATGTTTTTTCTTGTATTATCCAAATTATAATTTTACTTTTATACCCGAAAACCAATTAAAATAACTACATATGGCTGAGAACAAAGAAGGTTCCTCAACATCATTTACTGATTTCAGTATCGAGGAGACATCACTATTAGGAGATCAATCTATAATTACTGATTTATTGGGTTCAGAAACAGTTTCTGCTTCCCCTGAAAAGGTTGAAGAGATTAAGAAAGAAGAACCTAAAAAGGAAGAAAAACCTAAGAAAGAAGAACAAAAAACTACTTCTACTAAAGAAGAAGAAGTTAAAGAAGAAACTAATCCTATTTTAGATCTTCTACAGGAAGATGAGGAGAAAGAAGATCCTTCAAAAGAAACTAAAAAAGAAGAAACTGTAGACGATTCTTCTAAAACTAAAGAAGAAGAACCTACAAATAACAAATTTGGAGCTTTAGCTAAAGACCTTCTGAAACTAGGGGTTTTCTCTTTAGATGAAGATGAGGAAGATGTGAAAATTGAATCTCCTGAGGATTTTCTCGAAAGGTTCAAATACGAAGGAGAAAAAACAGCAATGCAAAAAATTAACTCCTTTCTAAATCAGTTTGGAGAAGATTATCAACATGCGTTCGAAGCCATATATGTAAAAGGTGTACATCCAAAAGACTATTTTGAAACGTACAATAAAATTGAAAATTTCTCAGAATTAGATCTCTCTAAGGAGGATAATCAAATTCAAGTAATAAAACAAACTCTATTAGATCAAGGACTTGAACAAGAAGATGTTCTTACAGAGGTTGAAAGACTTAAAAACTATGGAGATTTAGAGCAAGTCGCTCAGAAGTACCATAAAGTTCTAATTAAGAAGGAAGCTGCTAAAATCGCTCAATTAGAACAAGATAGTGAAAAAAGATTAAAAGATCAAGCAGCTTTTAAACAACAGTATGTTAACAATGTAAATACTGTTTTACAAAATAAGCTAAAAACTAAAGAATTTGACGGTATCCCTGTCAATACTAAATTAGCACAAGAACTACAAGAATTTCTTTTGGTGGATAAATATAAGACACCATCTGGAGAGACTTTAACAGAGTTTGATAAAAAGATCTTAGATCTTAAGAGACCTGAAAATCACGAACTTAAAGTTAAAGTAGCCCTTTTGCTAAAAACTTTAGAAAAGGACCCTACTCTATCAACAATTCAAAAAGCAGGAATGTCTAAAAAATCAGACGCTCTTTTTGAAGAATTAGCCAGACAAACAAAGAAATCCTCAGTTAAATCAAGTAAGGAAAAAGAAGAACCTACATCATGGTTCTCATAAAATTTAAATATAACTTTAAAATTCAATAACAAATGGCTATTCAAACAATCCCAGGATTAACCGGATTTACCTATGCAAGATATTCATCTCTTGATAAACGTGCTGTAGGTAAACTTACGGACACTAACCACTTGGAAAGTCTGCACACAACTGACCCTGCTGACTATGACAAGAAAGTCATATCCATTTATACTCAAAGTTCATTGTATAGCAATGACTTTTTGGATATGATTAACAAATCTAAACCTTTCTATATTGATTCCAACAGCGATAGCTGGAAGTGGGATATCAATGTACCTTACAAATTTCCTAAAATTATTGATGTACCTTCATCTACTCAAACATTAATTGATGCGAGTAAAACAGGTATTGATGGTCAAGAATTCCAATTAGTATTGGATACTAATGAATTTGGTATTCACTCTAAAGTAAGTTTAGGTAGCCGTATGTATGGTCCTCAACTTTATGTTACTAAAGATCCCCTTCCTTGGAATAACGGATTTTTATATACATTCACTCTTGTAAGTGATAATCCTCTTATTGATTTTATAGATCCTCGTTTCCTTAAAATAGGCGTTGAACTTGAGGGAATCGATAGTGTGATTGGTGAATTCGATCAAGATCTTCCAGGACTACCTCGTCTTGGTGAGAAAATCACAATGTTCGAATCCTTATCTGGAGCTTATGGTCGTAAACACACCATTACTAAATGGGCTGACGAACGTACTCTTCGTGATTCAGATGGTAAACCTCTGGATATTCTTGTATACGCTCCACAGCGTAGGAATCAACTTCCCTTAACAAGAAATGATGTTCGTTGGGAACCATTTATTGAATACTTGATGCGTACTAAGATGCTTGAAGATAAAGTAAAACGCTTTATCTGGAGTAAGCCAGGTACTGTAAAAAGTGGTGGATCAAAGCAAGAAGTTAAACGTAGTTCTGGTGGTGTATATCACCGTATGCGTAATGGTGGTAATACCGTACAATATAACAGAGGTGAATTTAGTGCAAACTTACTTCGTGGTGTATTTGGAGATTTGTACTACAGACGTGTAGATATTCCTAATCGTCATGTAAAAATCTATACTAATGAAGCAGGTATGGATACTTTCCAACAAGCAGTAAAAGAGGATGCTCTAAATTCAGGTTTAACATTCTTCACTGAAATTAAAGGTGCTGAATCTGGAAATGTAAATGTAGGTTCTCCTCAAAATAAACTTACATATGGATTTGCTTTCAACTCTATGGTAAGTAGAGAAACTGGAAGAATTGATATCTTCCACTTAAAAGAACTTGATTTACCTCAATCTAATCTAGAATTTGGACAGAATAAAAAATCTACTCCTGTATTCTTTGTATTTGATGTATCACCTCAAGGTGATGGTTCATTGATCAACAACATCCGTGAAGTACGTCATAAAGGTTCTCCTTCAATGACTTGGGGTTATGTAGATGGTCGTCAACACCACTTAGGTTTTGCAAGATCTCAAGGTATGAGTTCTGCCAATATGTTCCCAGGATATACTATGTGGATGGAAGATCGTTGTGATATCTTTATCGAAGATCTGTCTCGTACGGTTCTTATAGAAGAAATTCCTCAATTCTAATCCCTCCGAAAAGTACCCTTGTAATTGCTGAGTTGCAGGGGTGCTTTTCATTATAATCTAAGAGAACCCCAAACTCGTAATAACATGGGGGCAGGGTAGGTTCGCAATATTATCCTCTTAATACACCAAAATTGCAACATCGTGGAGTAGAGCAGTGGTAGCTCGTCAGGCTCATAACCTGAAGGTCAGTGGTTCGAACCCACTCTCCGCAACTAATAAAACTAACACTTTAACTACATATTGTATGAGCAAACACGGAAAAATTTCGTCTGTTAAAAAGGATTATTCTAACACCAATATCCTAAGCATGGATAAATCTTTAGCAGCCGCTGGATTAACTCGTGTCCCAGGAACAGGGATTTACAAATATCCCTATAAGGAAATAACTGGTAAATATAGAACTGGTTTAGATCCAGATGCCGCTTACATTAAAAGGATTAAAGATCCTCAAGAACAAGAGCTTGAAAGGGAGAGAGTTCAGAAACTAAAAACAAAATTAGAAGAAATTTTTAATGTTGACTTAGGACCAACTTCTTCTTTCTGGAATTATAAATTAAAAAAATCTGATACAGACGATAAACATGTTTCTTCGTATAAATTGATGGATGGTGATAATTATTTCGATCTATCAAACCCTCTTCAAGAATTGACATTTGCATGGTTGAGAGTACATCCAACAATAGCATCTTCTCTTCAAGCATATGAAAGAGGAGAATATCCTTCAGATACTCAATTTTATGTTTCAGATGAAAATCTCGAAAATGAAATTGTATTTAAGAAAAAGAAATTAATAAACGATGCTGTTATGAAGTTGAATACTCTTTCACCTGACAGACGTAGAAAAGTTGCAAGATTACTAGGATTACCAGTTAGTGAAGACACTAAAGAAGAAATTGTTTATAATCTTATAGACGATGTTCTTAAGAAAACAGAATTTACATCAGGTAAATATAGTGGTATAAGTCCTGTAAAAGTATTCTTACAATTTGCAGATATGAAAGAAAATATCCTTCATGTTAAAGATCTTGTAAAACAAGCAGTTGCTCATTCAATACTAAGATTTAGAAGTGGTGGGAAATTATATAAAGGTGAGTATGAACTAGCAGGAAGCGAAGACGATTATGTTAAATTCCTTCTAGATGAAGAAAATCAAGAAGATTTAATTAATCTCGAACAAGAACTAAAAGCAAAAAAACTAGCTAGTGTATGATCTCTGTAGATAGCTTATTATACAAATTAAGTTTAAAACTAAATAAGCTGTCAACAAATGAACATCAGGATGTCCCTTTAGAGGACAAGATACTTGCGCTAAACGAAGCTCAGATAAAGCTAATAAAGCAAAAAGTAACTGGTTTAGGGGGAATTGGCTTAAATGGTTTTAAGAAAAGATATGAGGATTTAGAAAACCTCATAGAGGATTATAAATCTCTAGATCTCTCAAAAGGAGATACTAATATAAACCAATATAAAGCATCTGTAAGTAAGCTAAATCCTCAATATATGTTTTGGATAGATGCTTATGTTTTAGCAGATAAAGGTGAATGTAAAGATAGACCTTTGTGGGTAAATAAAGATTTAGTTAAACATGGAGATATACAATTCTTGTTAACTAACTCAGATTTAAAACCTTCCTTCGAATATCAAGAAACGTTCAATACAATATCATCTGATGAATTTAATATTTATTCAGATGGAACATTTACTCCAACTAAACTGTTTGTCTCTTATTTAAGATACCCTAAGTATATAGATAAAGAAGGATACATCAATTTAGAAGGTGAAAATTCTAAAAATCAAGATTGTGAGCTGGAAGAATATCTTGAAGATGAATTAGTAGATTTAGCAGTTCAACATTTGGCAATGTACACTGAAAATATACCTGCCGTTCAAAGCTCACAATTACGAATACAAACAAATGAATAAACTTTAAACAAAATACAAAATGACTGATTTTTCGTTAACAACCCTGTTTGTAGTACCAGTAGGAAACACTCTACCTAGCTCTGGTTCTACTCAAGATTTAGCTGCTGGTGTTGTAGGTTTCTTTAAACCTGACTATACCACAGCATCCTCAACAAGTATTGATGATGCTGGAGTTAAATACTTCTATATTGCACAAGGTAGAGGAAGTAATTATTTACAGGGTTCTAAACGCTCTGATAAAATTGCAGGTGCTCTTCAAAATGGTGGAGCAAATGCTACAAACTCAAATGTACTTGAATTCTACAAGGTAGCAGGATGTCCTACTCCAGTAAATCAAATTACTGATGTAGATAATTTTTCTGTAAAATGTGGAGATGTACTTACAGTAACCCTTAGGGCTTTCTCTTCTTACTTAGAAACTATTGCATTTAACGGTCTTACAAGAAGCGTAACAGTAAACGCTCCTTGCTGTGATTGTGGTGCTGATCCATGTACTGATGTAGATGTACCTAACTTGATTGATTCTATTATCGAAAAATTGGAACAATCTACTTCTGGTATTAATCCAGATAATATCAAACTTACAGACTTCTTTATTTTTGAAAGAGTAGGTGATGATGAAAATGCTATTTTAAGAATTCACGGAAAACCACTTACTGTATACGGACAACCATGTGATGTAGCAGCTTTCCCTCACGAATATGATAAAATGCGTTTCAATGTATTTGTAACTGAAGGTCCTGCAACAACTGCTGATTTTATTGTTCCTGATGCATGTGTAAACGTAGCTGATGTAGAAATTATTCAAGAATCGAATTATGCAACAGGTACTCCTGATGAGATTCGCCAACTTGAGAAAAATTTCCACTCATATCAAACAGGTTTTGGTAAACATTTGCATAAACTAGCTGGTTACAATAACGTCTTTGAATCTTACGTATCTGATGGTGTTACTTATGACACATTCTATATTAAATTCAAAGATTATGACAAATCTGTAAATAACTGGAGTGATGCTGTAATACAGGATAGTATGGTAATTATCGCTTGTCCTAGTACAACAACTGCTGCTGTAGAAGCAGTGCTTGAAGCAGCACTTGGTTCTGTAGATGCAGATAATGCATGTATAACTACAACAACCACTACTACTGGAGCTTAATAATCAAACTCTATAACAAACAATTAAAGGAAGAGAAGTTCTATACTTCCTTCCTTTTTTTGTTTAATTTCGTATCATGGAAACAAAACTAGATTTAATATTAATTCCAACTTACAATCCAAAAACATTAGGTATAGCGGATAGCTCTGTTTACGCAGATGATCTTGTAATACAGTCTCCTACAATAGAGATTACAATACCTGGATTAGGGTTAGTTTCTATTCCATTTGTACCAAGTGACTTTAATGTATTCAATTCAGGAATATTAGAAATAACAGAGCCTACAGAAGATAGTGTTAATTTACCAGATGGAGTTTGGACAATTACGTATTCTATTTATCCATCTCATCTTTACTCTGTTACTAAAAATATATTAAGAGTAGATCAACTACAAGAAAAGTTCGATCAAGCTTTTATGAAGTTAGATATGATGGAGTGTGATGGAGTTATTAAAAAGCAAGCAAAAGTAGAATTAAATACAATATGGTTCCTTATACAGGGAGCTATTGCAGCCGCTAATAATTGTGCAGTAAATGCTGCAAATAAACTTTATATACAAGCATCTAAACAATTAGATACTTTTATTAAGAATAACTGTGGTTGTTCTGGAACTAATTATCTATAATTATGGCCTGTAATTCAGTAAAATGTATTTCTTGTCCTGTGAAACTACCAGCTTGTCAAATGAGAGGTGGTAAATGTCCTTCTTGTTCTTCAAAACCTAAGAAATAATGCTTTTTCCTAAATTCAGAGAATGTAAATCTTGTTTGACGATACCTGCTTTAATTGCAGATATAGATTGTAGACTTACAGAACTTGCCAACAAAGAGTATAACAATATTGTATTTATACTAAATAAAAGAATTCCTTTAGATATTGTTTCAGATTTATTGCATTATAAGAGGATTTTACAGTACAAATATTGTAATTCAGAATACTTAGATTGTTATACAATAGAAGATTTAGCAAGTAAAATAAAAATTTTAATTCATAAAAACTAATAATATGGCATGTAGTAATTGCTACAACGGATGTTCTGAGATAGTATCTGACAAATGTATAAAGTATACAGGTGTAGATGTACCTATATTAGATATAAAAAACGGAGATTCTCTCTCTTATGTAGAGCAAGCTCTTGTAACATTTTTAACTTCTACTATTAACGGTAGCGGTATAAAAATAGATATTGATGAAGAATTATACTGTGAATTAATTTCAGACTATTTACAGGAATGTTCAGAAGTAACAGCTTTAGATCTATTTAAAGCTCTCGTACAAGCAGCTTGTAATTTACAAGGTCAAATAGACGATATAGTAGAAGACATCTCTACTATTGAGGCTAATTATACAATTGATTGTTTAGAAGGTGTATCTCAAGATGATGGAACTCATGCTATTGTACAAGCCGTTATAACTAAACTTTGTGAAGTAGATACAGAACTAACAGCACTTGCCACAGATGTAGATACTAATTATGTTAAATTGTCTGAGTTAAATGATTTAATTCAAGATTATTTAGACACATTAGAAACCTCTAATAAGTATCATACAAGAATGGTACCTTACACTATTCAAGCTTATTACGGTACTCTATCTAATTTTGATTCTACAGGAGCTGGATTAGGAGAGTGGGAAGACATATATCTATGTAACGGTAATAACAGTACACCAGACCTAAGAGGTAGAGTTTTAGTAGGTGCTATATCTGGAGTACCGGGAGGTGCTATGTCGTCCGTTGTAAATCCAGCATCTTCTGCTTTTAATCCTAATTATGCATTAGGAACTATTGCAGGAGCTAATAGCGTAACACTGAACACTAACCAAATACCATCCCACTCTCATGGAGTGACTGATCCAGAGCACTACCATCTTATGTTTAAAGATGAAGTTACTGGAGCTAATGAAATAAATGCAGCTAGTCAATATGCTGCATCAGAAAGAGATATAAGTGGTAATAGTGATTATGAAATATCTGCTGGTACAGGAGAAGCTGATGTAGGAAGAACTAAATCTTCATCTACGGGTATTTCTATAGATAATACAGGAGGAGGTCAAGCACATGCTAATATTCAGCCTGTTTTAGCGACTTATTATATTATGTACATTCCCTAATTAACTGATAATCAACTCTTTATGTCAAAATGCCTTCCAGGAATGCCTTGTTGGAGTACTACTTATCAAAATGGATTAGTGGTTTATACAACATATCCTCAAGGATGCTCACCTTGTTCTCAAGATGTATTATTGTCTTCTGATAAAATCTATTACGCAGGAGCCAATCTTCCATATACAGGAATACAGACAGAGGATACAATTAGTGACGCTATTGAGAAAATAGATGGTAAACTTGCTCCAGAAGAGATATTTAATGCCTTTATAGTAGCTATAGAGAATAATCCTTCACTTAAGACTATATTCTGTGAGAAATTTAATGAATGTCCTTAACGTTAAAACCTCTTGATTTGTTGGTTTTTCGAGGTGGTTTTGTCCCTGCAACTGATACTTGCGGGGATTTTTTATTTTAATATAATCGATTTAATTAGATTATTTAACAAAAACAGTTAAAATAATTTGGTATTTTGGATAAATTTTTAGTATATTTGTATAAATTTTAAACCTTTAATAATGATAGAAGGAAATGATTTATTAGGTAGACTTCAGCAACTACTTAAACATAAGCAGTCCAAAGCTTATTATGCAAAAAAACTTGGAATTTCAGAAGAATATGTAGATAAACTTTTAAAAGAACTTAAAAATCAAGATTCAGAAGAAGAATTAGATAATCAGATTAAGGAAGTCAATAATGAAAAAGGTACAGTAAAAAGTACTGTCGAAGTTAGTTTCGAACCTAAAAGTGATATAGAACTAGCAGCCCTTCATAAAATAGATCTTTCAAAATATAAAATATCTACATATTGGTCAAAGTTAAAAACAAACGGAAAGTTCTCAAGTAGTGTTTTAGCTTCACTTAAAAAACCAGAAGATTATACAGCAGCAGATTTTGCTAAATTCCTTGAAAATTGGACTCCTCATAGAGTAATACCTAAATTTTATAATTGGAATTTAACTAAAGAAGCTGTAGATGTAGAACTTAATATAGCAGATTTTCATTTAGCCAAGAAAACTAAACAAGGAGACGATTTATCTACAAAAGTATCCGATTACTTAATTACTATTAATGATTTGATTGGTAAAATAATAAACAATTATAATATTAACAAACTTGTATTTCCAATTAGTAATGATTTTTTTCATTCCGATAACTATCAAAATACAACAACTAATGGAACTCCACAAGATGTAACTGCTTGGTATGACCAAGAATATGAAGTGGGATTTAATCTTTTAGTTTCAGCTATTACATATCTTTCAACAAAAGCCAAGGAAATAGAAGTTATACTAGTACAAGGAAACCATGATCGCACTAAAGGATTTTACGTAGCACACGCTTTAGAAGTCTTTTTTAAAGAATATAAACAAGTAAAATTCCAAAGACATCACTCCGTAACTAAATCTACTGTATTGGGAAATACTTTTATTGGTTACCATCATGGTAATAATTGTAAATTAGAAGATTTACCCCTCTTGTTCGCTACAGGGAAAGATTCTGAAGCTTTTGGTAAAGCTAGATATAGAGAGGTTCATACGGGAGATAAACATCACTATTTAGCTAAAGAAGTAAAAGGAGTAAGGATACAACAGATGCCTTCTTTGTCTGGAACTGATAGGTGGCATCAGGATAATGGTTTTGTTAATCAAGTACGAGCAGCACTAGCTTTAGTGTATCATCCAGAACAGGGTAAAATTTGTGAGTTCGAACATAGAATATAATAAAAATGAGTACACGTAGATCATTGGTTAGTGCTGTTAGAGGGTTTCACAAGTTGTTATCCTCTGACGCTTTTATTAACGATAGAATAATTGCTTCAGAAATTAGAAGAACAGGAATTCTATTAACTAAAAGAGAAACTAACCTAAGAAAGCTATGGGCTACTGATACATTATTTACGACTATTCCTTGTTTGGAAATGAAAGAAGTACCTATTTCCGAATGTTGTGAGTATGTAGACGATTGTAATATTGCTAGAAGTAAGTACAAATTACCTAAGATGGGAGAAGGTAATTATCAATACTTGATACAAGGAGTGTACTCTATAAACGCATTAAGTGGTAAAGGTAAAAAACTAAAAGAAATAACAGTAAATAGATACTTAAATCTATTAAAGCTCCCTATTATTAAGAAAGAAGAATATTTCTTTATAGTGAATGATTATTTATATGTAACCAATCCCTCTGTAAAAGCGGTGAGAATATCCGCTAATTTTGAAGAAGATATTCCTAATGAAATAATGTTTCCTGATTGTGATTGTGGTACAAAATATTCCAAAGAAGAATTGTGTAAAAATCCACTGGATAACAACGCTAACATACCTGGCTATCTGGAGAATCAAGTTTTGGATATAGTTAGTCAAAAACTTTTACAAACTTATTTTAATTTACCTGTAGATAAGACCGAGAACTCTGTAGACGGACAATCACCCAATAGTACAACAAAGGATTAACATGCCAAGAGTACCTGTAGATTGGAGATCATCAAGTAGAGAGAACTATATAAAATTCTGTAAGAAACATCCTGATATAAAGGTGTCTTTTGATGAATGGAAAAATATAATCTATATGTTCAATGAGAACTTTAGGGATTATATTTTAGAAACGGGAGATAAAGGAAAATTACCTTTGGGGTTTGGTGAATTTGCCATAAATAAGAAAAAGAGAAAGAGAATTAAGGTAAATCCTAAAACAGGTAAGGAGTATATAAATCTTCCGGTAGATTGGAAAAGAACAAAAGAAAAAGGTAAAAAAATATATATTTTTAACTACCACACAGAAGGATATCACTTTAGATGGAAGTGGATTAAAGATAAAGTGAGAATCAAATATGGTGATTTATGGTGGTTTAAACCATCAAGAGTAACCTCCAGAACATTAGCTCACTATCTTAAAACTGATGAAAAGTACCAACATTTATATAAAGAATGGATAAAGTAAATAAAGATGTCATATTTCTATAAGTATAATTTTGTAAGTCCAGAACCCACCTACTCTATAGTGAGAGAGGAGCTTAAATCATATTTTGATACTGGTGCTATTGATGATTTAATGTTCCCCACCTATACTAATAAATGTTTAAATAAACTAGGTAAAAGTTCTTATAATATTGTGCCTACTATTTTAGAAATTGATGATTTTCAGGCAAGGCTTCCTGATAATTTTTATTCTGTAAGAGAAGCTTGGTTATGTACTAAAATAAATGCGTATCCTTATCAATCACCAAATTCTTTTTATTCTCAAGCAGCTTCTCAATCAACAATTCAGATTTCTCCTGTTATCTCAGGAGATAAGTCTTGTACTAATTTGGATTGTGTAAATGCTTCATGTGATGGTACTGAATGTATGCCTGTATTAATACAAGCCGTTTATAAAACCAATAACGAAATAAATAGGTCTTATAAAAGACAATATCTTCTTAAACCTGGAAATATTTCAGTAAAAGATTATTGTTCATTAGATTGTAAAAATGTAGGAGCCAGTGGTCCTGATAGTTTTGATATAAGGGATAATAAGTTTACAGTAAATTTTAGAAAAGGTACTGTTTATTTAATGTTTTATGCTTATGATTATGACACATCTAACAATCAGTTGATACCTGATAATTTCAGAATAAAAGAATATATAGAACATTATATTAAATATAAAATGTTTGAAACATTAATGAATCAGGTAAATGATGAAACATTTAAACAGCTTCAACAAAAGATGATATATTATAAGCAACTTTCTGACGAAGCATATATATTAGCAGAAGTTGAAATAAAGAAGAAAACAGTTAATGAAAAGATAAGGGGTATAGAAACTACCTTAAATAGAAATAAAAAATACGAACTTCCTACGGGAAGATGGAGATCTACTTGGAGACGTAATTAAGTATGGCAGATTCAGGAATAAACAATCATACTCAGATTGCTAGATTAGGTATGGATACCGACTCCTCTGTAGGTCAAATACAGCAAGGGAAGGTCTCCTATGCTCTAAATGCTAATGTTCAAAATTTTGACGGTAATTCCATAAACTATCAAAATGAACATGGTAATGAGGAGTGTTTGCAATTTCCTGAAGGATATTCTGTAATAGGAAGATACTCGATTCCAGAACAAAGTAAACATATCTTTTTTCTAGTAAACCCTCAAGAGGGTAAATCTGAAATTGGATATATGGAAAGCAACAACTGTCTTTATAAAACTCTTATAAATGCGGATTGTTTAAACTTTCATATAGATTATCCTATTCATAAATGTGTACATAAAGTAACGAATTGCGGTATTGAGATTTATTGGACAGATGCCTATAATCCAAGAAGATATTTAAATCTTGAAGAATTACCTTATAAAAGAAAAGACGGTACAGAAGTATGTGATGATCAATATACTTCTGAGATAGACTGTAATAAATTAAATGTACAACCTGATTTTAATATTCCAAATATTACAGTGGAAAAAGTAATATCGGGTGGTAATTTAACAGCGGGAACTATACAATTTGCTATTCAATATTGTGATGTACAGGGAGGTGGTTATACTTCTTATTATTCTGTAACAAATCCTCTTCCAGTAGCGAATACTCAATTAACAACACCAGAATTTAATTACCCTGTTGGAAAATCTATAGTTTTAAATATAGATAATATTGATATTTCTGGGGTTTACAAGTACTTCAATTTAGCAGTAATTAAAACTATAAATAATATACCTTCTGTAGAATTAGTTGGTACTTATTTTATAGACGCTTCCTCCAAGCAAATTATATATAGTGGACAAAATCAAACTCAAATAAGACTCTCTATTAATGATATATTTGAGAAATTTCCAACATATGAAATAGCAGATGATTTAACCGCTGTTAATGATGTTCTTGTATGGAAAGGTTTAACCTCTGTAGATAGGATGAATTTGCAGAAAATCGCAAATAAAATAACACTACAGTGGCAAACTTGGAGAATACCTTCTACAGAGGATTATAAGGATGAATTAAATGCTACTAATTTAAGAGGGTATTTAAGAGATGAGGTGTATCCTTTTGAAATTGTTTGGTTACTAACTAATGGAAAACAATTAGATGGTTTTCATATTCCAGGTAGAGAATTAGCACCTCAAGATTTTACGTTTCCTGATGTGGTATCTTCAGATCCAGATTATATAGGACCTGATGGTGAACCTAATCCATATTGGAGGAATAATAATACAGCTACTATATTAGGAACAGAGTCTACATCTGATGAAACCTATAAAGGTCCTCATCAATATGGGGAGTTCTCTTATTGGGAATCATCTGAACTTTATCCTTGTGATACTGAAGTATGGGGAGAATTAGCGGGACAACCTATAAGACATCATAAATTCCCAGATGTTAAACTATGCCCTATATTTGAAAATCCAACTATAGATACTGATTCTGATGGTAAATATACTAATCTGAATATGAATAATAGGGCTATTTACCCTATAGGAGTTAGATTAGATGTAAATCAAATAAAGCAATTAATTATACAATCTGATTTAACACAAGAGCAGAAAGACAGTATTGTAGGATTCAAAATTATAAGAGGAGATAGAACCAACAATAAGTCCATTGTTGGTAAAGGTATATTAAGAAATGTAGGTAAATATGAAAGACAAGGAACAGAATACTATTTTCCTAATTATCCGTATAATGATCTAAAGCAAGATCCGTTTCTTCTTGCAAAAAGTAATGCTTATAATGCAGAATGTAGAGTATATGAAATAGTAGCATCTGCTAACGGAGCCTATCAATATACAGATTGTTTTACGAATACTCTATTAGGAGAACAAATAACTACAGGTGAGACTATTCAAATATGTTCAATGTCCACCCCTACTATAGAACCTTCCTCTGCTGCTACTATAACAGAAGTAGGTTTTGATTCATATGAATTATCCGTTCAAGGATTCACTATTGTTTTCGGTATCCCTTTCCCTGCAAAGGTATATTTTACATATGTTGATATTAATGGTAATAGTGAATGGGTTGAAGTAAGTGCAGGAAGTCCTGTAGTTATAAATGTTGAAATAGGTAGTATTCCTGAACCTCTAATTCTATTTCTAAATACTTCAAAGTATACTATAACTAAACTAAATGCTCTTAAAAACGAAACTTGTTATCCTGAGAATTTAAAAGGATTTGAGGACGAGGATAGTAAATCTCGTCATGTGTTCAATTCTCCTGAAACATCTTTTGGACAACCATTCCTAGGAGATGTTTTGAAAATAGAAAATGTATTATTTGGAACAGGTAAGGCTCATTTTACAGAAGTTAAGAAAAACGCATTATATAGACTGATTTCTAAAGAAGCTCAAGAAGATGCTTTAGAATCAGCTATAAAAATAGCCGACATTACATCACCTTTTAGTAGCACTGCTCTTTTTACAGCATATCAAGCATATCTACAAATATACTTAAATGGTATTACGAGACGTAATTACGGATATAGTTATAACTCTATATTAAATTATAATTATTATGCAGATGTAAATGATGGAGAAGGTATAAAACAACGAAAAATTGACAACTCACAGTACCTCTACCCAGGAGTACAGTCTGTGGCGGATGATTTGAATATAAATAACTACCAAAGAGAAACCTCAGTTTATGTAAAAACAAATAGTGCTTTACCTTACCCATCTCAAACAAATAGTTTATTACTAGGTTCGGAAAGTTTAATAGAAGATAGTTCTAGATACATTGCTTCTCAAATAGATTGTTCTCAACCAGAACAACAATTTGATATTAAATCTGTTGTATATTACGCTTCTTTAAAGAATTCGTTTCTTAATCAATGGGGTCAAATATACTCATATGAAAAGGTAGATACTGGCACCCAAGTTATTTTTTCTGATACTAACTCTACAGTTTATATATTTGGAGGTGATACATTTATATCTAAATTTGCTTTTAAAACAAAGTTACCTTTTTTTATAGATAATAGAGTAAATGCTCCTGATGACAGTGATATTTTTTATGATGAAATAGGTAATATAGCATACCCTGAATATTGGCATTCTGCAAGATCTATATTATTTGATTATGCAGATTCTGGTTCAGGAATAGGTTCTGAGATATTAAAAAATATAATATCCATAAAAGCTCATTACTTTGATTGTCCTAATAATCAACTTCCTCCACCAGATAGCACAGCTAATCCAAAAGTAGTAAATCCTAATAGAACCTACTATGATGGTAAGATGTACATGTTTGCTTATGGGGTGCCTATATTTTATTGTGAAAGTAGTATAAATACTGACTTAAGACAGGCATTTAATAATAGAGAGGGTGATTTTTATCCTCATGTGTCCTCAGGAATTCCTGATGATTGGTTACAAGAAAGTAATGTACCTATTGTACAAGATAATACGTATTATTATAATGTAAGTTATTCAAAACAAAATAAAGAAAACTTCTTCTCAAATCTACCCTCTAATTGGGAAGAGGAGTTATGTTTTACTAATTTTCCATTTAGAGCAATATATTCTGATCCTCAAGGAGATTATGTAGATAAAGTAGTAAATAATTGGTTAATTTACAGACCTGTTTCTTACTTTGATTTTCCTCAAAATTACGGAGATTTTACATCTATAGACAGTATACAGAACAGAGGAGTATTAGCAAGATTTCACAATAAATCATTACTGTATAATACATTACTTACAATAAATACAAGTAATCCTCAAGCAGCATATCTTGGAAACGATACTTTATTTAAAAGTTCACCTCCTGTAGATTTTGCAGAAACTGATTTGGGTTATGTAGGGAGTCAACATAAATTCCTGTTAAAAGTTCCTCAAGGACAGGTAACTATAGATGCTAAAAGAGGTCAGATATTTTTAGTTTCAGGTAATCAAGCTGAAGATTTATCCAAATTAGGTTTTGGATTAAATAGATTCTTCACAGATCATTTACCCTTTGAAATTACTAAATACTTTGATGTAAATATTGATAACCACTTCAAAGGAATAGGTATACATGGAGTATATGATTCTAAATTTGATAGAATTATCATTACTAAGTTAGATTATATTCCATTATCGAATGAAGTAAAATATGATATACAAACCAAGGAATTTTATGTAGAGATATCACGTAATTCTGCAATAATTCGAAATACCATACAATTAGGTGATAGTGAATATTTTTGTAATAAATCCTGGACATTATCGTTTAATTTAAATACGGGTAGTTGGATAAGTTTCCATAGTTATATTCCTAATTTTTATATAGCCGAAAACAATTTCTTCTATTCAGGACTTAATACAGGGTGTGATTTAGAACTTATAGTAGCTGAAATAGTAGAAACTACAACTACCACTACTTCATTTACTCCTAATCCTTTTGATTGTGAGTTAGAAGGAGAATTACAAGTAATAGATTGTGAATTAGAGGGTAGTGCTTTTCTATTAACAGAATGTGAATTAGAAGGTAATGCATTTGATATAACTCCTTCAACTACTACCACTACAAGTACTTTAGAAGAAACTACAACTACTACCACTACAATAGAGGAAAGTACTACAACTACAACTACAACATTAGAATAAATAAAATATTATGGCACTAACAGTATTGATAACTTTAACAACCGCAGGAGCTGATACAGGTCCGTTTGATTTATATTCAAATGTAGATGGATATACTGTACCTTTTGAAAGCGGTGTTGCTAAATTAGATCTGGAATCAGGTTATGTTTCTTATTCTGTACCTGATGATACATCTTCAATAAGAGTACAGTCCGTGAACGCATTATGTGAAAATTATATAGATTTAACAATAGAAGAAACTACAACTACAACTACAACTTCGGAAGAACCTCCAACTACAACTACTACTACAAGTGAAGGAGTAGTTATGTTTATTGTTAGATATGGAGCCTCTTTAGAAACAGTATGTTCTGGAGGTTTAGATCCTGTATATACTGGAGGAGGAGAAACAATTTCTCCAGGCTCTACTATATATACAGATCCTTCATTAACAGTACTATTAACAGGTCAAAATTACATCGTAGAAGAAGGTGTAGGTGACATTTACAATATAGATTCTGGAACAGGAGTAATTGGATCAGATACAGCATCAGATTGCTAATGAAAACAATATTAATAAAGATAAAGAAAATAGGTAATAGAATTAACACATTCTCGATATATGATAATATTGGGAATGTGTTACTATCTTCTGTTTCTAAAAGTGATCTGATTTCAGGAATATCTTTATCTATTGCTGATAATGTTAAAGTTATAAAAATAGGATTTGGTGGAGAAAATTGTTGTAATAAATTTATAAATTATCCAATTGGTGAGATAACAAAACCTGAAATAGCTGCAAGCAAATCAGTACCTCTCAACACATCCTCTATATGGGTGCATCAAAAAAACAATTCTTTGTATAATTCATTTTATGGTTGCACTCATCCATATATCTTAGAACATCCATTTGCGTATCAATATAATGATGAAATACTCCAAAACGTAAAGGATTATACAAAAGTATATAAATACTTATCTGAAAATAGAGGAGTATCAGACAACAATAGAAAGGTACAAGTAGATAATGCTTATTTTAATAAAGCTGTTATATATAATGATCAACAATCATCAGGGGTTTTAAATTTAATATTTAAACCTATTAATAATATGAAAGTTCAACTTTCATATCCTAAATATAATGTAGACAGCAAAGATATACTCTATACAAAAAGTGATAATTTCTATCAATATAATACTTTTTGGAATGTAGTAAAGAATAGAGAATTGCCTTTGTTCTTAACTTCTTGTAACTCACTTAGTTACGATAAAGAAGTAAACCAGGAAAATATGGATTATTCCTCAAGAGTATTTAAGAAAGAAAAATTAAGAGCGAAAGAAGTTAAAATAAGACACATATTGGATAATAGAACAGATATTAATTTAGTGAGTACTTTTGTAAGTGCTCCTTCACAAATTTCATATAAATAATGAAAAAGAAGAAACTTTTACAAGAGGGAGGAGTAATTCAACCTAAAGAATT